TGAATAGTGATATTGAGTATCTGTATCTTCCAGAGAGAGGAGTTCTTTTTAAGTATAATCAGAATCTAAGAACTAATGTAAATGAATCAGAGAGTGTTAGCGAAGTCGAGTAAAGTATTGTATACTTGAGTCTTCTTTTTTAATGTCTTGTTACTGTTTCTGTCGAGCTCTTTTAGTGTCTTTTCACCGTTACCGGAAAGCACTAAAACGGGCTTAGCACCTGCATTATCAGCCATTTTGAGATCTTCAATACTATCGCCAACATACCATCCCTTTTTAAGATCTACCGCTCCATTTGTATCATTATATATTCTTTTAACCATTCCCACATTGGGCTTAGCGTATTCGTCATTATTTAAAGAGCTTGTATTGTACAGTAGACCATCTATTGTCATTATACCTGCTTGTCCGAATATTTGCATCAGTTGATTAACAGCTGCGTCCATATGATCTGTATTCATATTACCTTGCATAATTGCTGGTTGATCAGAAAGAATACTTACCTTATGACCTTTCAATCGCAACGCCCTTATCGCATCAAGACTTCCTTGAATAGGTACTATGTTAGCCGTAGTGTTTAGAAGCTTATCTTCTATGATAACACCGTTTAAATCTAACGCAACAACCGGTTTATTAAATGTAGTTGGCCAGTTATTGTTCATTTGCTGACCCGTTGATTGACCTGAATTGCTCATCGGAGCGTTTGCACTGGTTATATCTGTGGAATATCTTCCCATGACTGCCTCATTCTAAATGATAAATAGATAATAATTATAACTACATCTACTATATATGGCAACTAAATATGTCTAAACCTAACTCGCGCGAACAGCTTAAAGAATGGTGCTTACGTAATCTCGGTAAACCGGTTGTAGATATTAACGTTGATGATGAGCAGCTGGAAGACCGCATCGATGAAGCAATTGCTTATTACAGAGACTACCACTTTGATGGTACAGAGCGTGTATATTATAGACATCAATGTACGGCTGAAGACCAAGTCAACGGTTATATAACTGTACCTGAGGTTATTATTGGCGTATCTGGTTGCTTTGCAATCGGCGGTACCTATTCTGTAAATAATCTTTTCAACGTTAGATATCAAATACATCTTAATGATTTATACAACATGCTACAATCTTCTATTGTACCATACTCTATGGCTATGACTCATGTTAATATGCTTGAAGAGATGTTCGTTGGTAAGCAGCCTATCAGATATAATCGACATAACGATCGAGTCTATATCGACACGAGTTGGGAAGATAAAATACCGCTTGGTAGCTTTATTGTGCTTGACGCGTATCAAGTACTTGATCCTGACATTAGTACCGATATGTACAGTGATAGATGGCTTCTTCGTTACACTACCCAACTCTTCAAGCGACAGTGGGGCGAGAATCTTAAAAAGTTTGAAGGTCTTCAGATGCCAGGCGGGTTAACGTTTAATGGTCAGAAGATATGGGAAGAGTCTCAAGAAGCTATTATGAAACTGGAAGATGAGATGATTTCTAGTTACAGTCTTCCTGTACATGATATGATAGGTTAATATGGCTACTAACGTATACTTTAATAATTTTGCGTATGGTCGAGAGCAAGATCTTGTCGAAGATTTAACAATCGAAGCGATAAAGATGTTCGGGCATAACGTTAAGTATCTACCCAGAACAACGGTAGATATTGATCTTCTTTTCGGAGAGGATACATTATCTAAGTTTGATGAGGCTATTGATGTAGAGATGTACATTAAGAACGTTGAAGGCTTCGAAGGAGAAGGTGACTTACTCTCGCGGTTCGGACTAGAAATTAGAGATCAAATAACGTTCACTGTAGCAAGAAAGAGATTTGATCAAGCTATAACATCACCAAAAATTATATCCCAGGTAGGTTATAATCTTATCTTTGAGGATGGAAGTACGAAGACTCCTTCCCGTCAATATCTAGCAGGATCTAAAGATACAGACTCTTTTATGCTTGAAGGGTCCGACTACCTTAATACAATAAATCGACCGCAGGAAGGGGATTTAATACATTTCCCTATGGTAGATAAGATATTTGAAATTAAATTTGTAGAGCATGAGCAGATATTCTATCAATCAGGTAGATTACAGACGTACGATATAAGATGCGAGTTATTTGAGTATAGTTCCGAGGAACTCAATACTGGTGATTCAAATATTGATAGCATTGAAACTACATACAGTCTTAATACATTAGATAACCAGTTTACTCTTGAAGATGGTACCGGAGTAACTCAGCTTGAAGATGGTGGTACATTACTACAAGAATACAGAATCGAGGACGCTGATGCATCTGCAAATAACGAGTTCTTCCAAACACAAGCTGAAAATATACTAGACTTCAGTGAAATTAATCCGTTCGGCGAAATAGATAGGTATTAATAATGTTTGGTAACACATTCTACCACGGTACATTAAGAAAATATGTTGTTGTCTTCGGCAATATGTTTAACGGTGTTTATGTACAGCGTTTTAATTCAAACAACGAGAGAATACAGACGCTTAAAGTACCAATCGCATACGGTCCAAAAGAAAAGTTTTTAGTACGGTTAGCACAAGATCCTAATCTTGATCAGGATGTAGCGGTATCCCTTCCTAGAATAGGGTTCGAGATGACCGATATTAGCTATGCATCAATTAGAAAGCTTCCCTCTACACAGAAGAATTTTAGCACAAACAACTCTAACAGCAAGAACCTATTATCACAATACAGACCCGTACCGTACGATATAAATTTTCAGATGAGTATATTTGTTAAGAATGCAGACGATGGTACTCAAATATTAGAGCAAATACTTCCATACTTTCAACCTGAATGGACAAACAGTATTAATTTAATACCAGAAATGAACCTAGCATACGATGTACCATGTACACTAAATAGTGTTACTGTCGAAGACACATACGAGGGCGACTTCTCTACTAGAAGAGCGTTGATATGGAATCTCAGCTTTACAATGAAAGGGTACATATTCGGCCCCGTATCCACATCAGGTGTTATTAAAAGGGCTACTGTCAATTATTCATCAGACGTTGAGTCCACATCTCCTGAGCTAATATCTACTACAACGCCAGGTCTTACATCAGGTGGAGTTCCTACCTCAAATACTGCGCGATCTGTATCAGCTAATGATATAGACGCAGATGATGATTATGGATTTGCGAGAACATTAACTGAGTAATAATATGAAGAAGACAAAGATGGAAGAAAGCTTCGAAGAAATATTCGATATACCGTCTGATAATAATGACGTTGAGGGTGAACTGGTTAACGATACCCCTAGGAAGCCCCTGTCTCCCGAAGGTTCTGATGATGTAGATGCAGACTATCAATACGCGCGAGAAAACTTGTACAACGTAATAGAGAGGGGCTCAGATGCGTTAAACACGTTAGTTGAAATAGCTAATCAAAGTGAGTCGCCAAGAGCATTCGAGATTGTGAGTACTCTCATAAAGACATTATCAGATGCAAATAAAGATCTACTCGAAGTTCAAACTAAAGTAAAAAAACTCAAAGAAGAAACTGCTGCAGGTCCTAAGAATGTAACAAATGCATTGTTTATAGGTAATACGTCAGAGCTTCAAAAATTAATTAGGGATAGAAAAACTGATGTATGAATATAAGGCTGTAATAGTGAGAGTAATAGACGGTGATACAGTAGATGTTGACGTTGATCTGGGATTTGGTATATGGATGAAGAAGGAAAGGGTTCGTCTATATGGTATCGATACCCCTGAGAGCAGGACTCGCGACAAGGTAGAAAAAGTATTCGGACTCGCCTCTAAAAAGAGATTAAAAGAGCTCCTCGGTAAAAAATGTATACTTAAGACATTCGCCGCGCGAGATGGTGAAGATATGAAAGGAAAGTTTGGACGTATACTTGGAGACTTTAACGTATATAATGCTGAAGAAGATAGATGGTGCGCTGTATCCGAAATACTAGTAGCAGAAAGTCACGCCGTAGCATATCATGGACAGAGCAAAGATGATATTCATGAAGCTCATTTAGTTAATAGAGACAAGTTAGTATCATCAGGTCTTATTAAACTTAAGTAGTACCCTTCTTTCCCTACACAGTCATTATAATGGTATCCATAAGAGAGTGCAACTGTTATGCCGGAAATATATCTAGGTAATCAGAACCTAAAAGCAGCTGGTGTAAATGTTGAGTATACACAAGAGCAAATTCAAGAATATATTAAGTGTGCTACCAACCACACCTACTTCATTAAGAAATATGTAAGAATAGTAAGCATCGATGAAGGACTTGTACCGTTCGACACCTGGGACTTTCAGGATGAAATGGTTAAGACATTCGATGAAAATAGATTCTCTGTATGCAAGCTTCCTCGCCAGGTTGGTAAGACAACTACTGTAGGTGCTTATATATTATGGAAAGCTCTCTTTACCCAAGAATACAACATTGCAATATTAGCGAATAAGAGATCGCAAGCGATTGAAATTCTAGGTAGAATACAGCTAATGTACGAGCACCTACCTAAATGGATGCAACAAGGTGTTCTAGAGTGGAATAAAGCAAGTATCGTACTTGAAAACGGTACAACAATAATAGCCTCCTCGACATCATCGAGTGCTATTCGTGGTACGTCTCAAAACCTTATTTACCTAGATGAGTTTGCGTTCGTTCCTAATAATATACAAGAAGAGTTCTTTACTTCAGTATTCCCTACGATTTCTTCTGGTAAAACATCTAAAGTTATTATTACCTCCACGCCAAACGGTATGAACCTCTTCTACAAGATATGGGTTGATAGCGAAGAAGGTAGAAATGATTACGAGAGAGTAGAGATACATTGGTCTGATGTGCCGGGCCGGGATGAGAAGTGGCGTGAAGAAATAATACGCAACACATCAGAAGAACAGTTCAGACAAGAGTTTGAGTGTGAGTTCCTTGGTAGTACTAATACCCTTATACATCCAACTAAACTTAAAGCTCTAACGTTTCGAAAGCCTTTATATGAAAAGAATGATTTTAAGTGTTACGAAGAAGCTAAACGAGGTCATACCTATGTTATTGTTGTTGATACATCAAGAGGATTAGGGCAAGATTATTCTGCATTTGTGGTATTCGATATAACTGAATATCCTTATAGAGGGGTAGGATTATACCGTAGTCGAGACATCTCTCCTATGCTCTACCCGGATGTAATATTTAACGCCGCAAAAAAATATAATGATGCCTTTACTCTCGTTGAAATAAACGACATTGGAGAGCAGGTTTCTAATATACTCTTTCATGACTTTGAATATGAAAATGTTTTTAGAATATCACAGAGAAATGGGTCGCAGGTTATAAGCTCAGGCTTTGGTGGAGGACGCTCGCAACTTGGCGTTAGAACCACGAAGTCTGTTAAGCGTCTGGGCTGCTCAACGCTTAAAGATGTAGTAGAGCAAGATAAGTTAATATTTGAGGACTACGATTACATTACAGAGCTGTGTAACTTCGTACAGATAAAAGAAAGCTACGCAGCTGAAGAAGGTTTTCATGATGATGTTGTAATGTGCATGGTATTGTTCTCGTGGCTAATAAGGCAAGATTATTTTAAAGAGCTTACAGACAGCGATCTCCGTAAGAAATTGTTTGAAGATAATCAGCAGATGATTGAGGATGAGATGCTGCCCTTCGGATTCATAGATGATGGACGTGAGGATGATGGTATTATAAATATTGACACAGAGAGATTAGGATGGTCATTGCCGTCCGCTGACACAATTACGGAGAAATGGTGAGACGTTGAAATCACACCTATTATAAATAAAAAAAGAATAAAACTTATATAAGGAGAGAATACAATGCCATTTCAGGTATCGCCCGGCGTAAACGTCAGTGAAGTTGATTTGACTGCTGTAGTACCATCCGTCTCCACTACAGAAGGCGGTATCGCAGGTCACTTTCGATGGGGTCCAGTAGAACAAAGAGTTCTCGTCACCTCAGAAGATCAACTAGTCTCACAATTTAGTAAACCTACTGCAGATACATACGAAGGTTTCTTTACCGCAGCTAATTTTCTTAGCTACGGTAATGCACTGTATGTGGTCAGAGCTAACTCAACAGGTCTAAAAAACGCAACCAGTAATGCTGGTAATTCAGCTATTACGCTCATTAAAAATTCCGATGATTATGTAAATAACTATGACGCCGGTATTTCAAATGTTGGTGAGGTGGTTTCTAAGTATCCAGGCGCTCTCGGAAATTCACTAAAAATATCTAAGTGTCCTAGTGCTGCAGCCTATAAGTCTACACTAGCTGGAACATTTACAATTACATCTAATACTACATCTATTGCGTTCTCTGCTAACCAGGCGAGCGCACTTGTTGCTGGTGATGTAATAGATGTAGGTCTTACTACAGGCTCTAAGCAAAGCATTAGAGTTGCAACAGTAGATTCAGGTGGACTAGCTGCTACTCTTTCTACAACATATACAGGAACTTCCATAACAGGTAACACAGCTCTTACACGTAACTGGGAGTATGCGTCAAGCACAAGTCGTGCGCCAGGAACTACACAGTTTGCTACAAATACTGGTAGTACGGGAGACGGTCTACATATAGCGATTGTAGATGAGGACGGTCTATGGACTGGTATCAGAGGTACTGTATTAGAAGTCTTTGAGAACGTATCTAAAGCATCTGATGCTAAGGACACCACTGGTCGATCAAATTATTATAGAGATGTATTGAACTCAAGATCCAGATATGTATGGTGGGCAGCTCACGACTCTACCTTAACAAATATTGGTACAGCATCGAATGGAGTTACATATGGTGTACCTGGCATAACTTCGAGCACATCGTTAGTTAATGGCAGCGACGGATCTGCTGCTACAGCTGGTGAAATAAACACAGCTCTTGATAAGTTTGCAAGTTCTGAAGATATCGATATATCTTTTATAATGATCGCAGGTCAGGGTCAGACGGTTGCAACACACGCAATTAACAATATTGCTGATGTTCGCAAAGACTGTTTAGTATGTCTCTCACCTCCAAGTTCTACGGTAGTTA